GGCCTAGCGCCCCTTTTTCCATCCTTGCTTTTCCCACCTTTCCAAAGTGTGTCTGTGAATAGCTTTGTGAGAATACTGAAAAGCTATTCCTCCGAACACCATCGGACAGAGGAATACTGCAAGTAACCCAACTTCCCCAAGCATTATTCTACTGCTAGTACCGATTGTAGGTCTGGCTCAAAGAAGTCTGGGCCCTTCATAACCTTGCCATCTTCTCGCTTCATTGGCTTACCGTCAGGCCCAAGCTTGCTCATATTGCTGCAGTGTACTTCAGTATAACAAGCATCAAGGTCAATACCAAATGCATGACCGGCTCCGTATATAACGTATAGTAGGTCTGTAAGTGCATCTGCTACCTCCACGATATCTCGATTTTCAATTGCTTCTTCCAGTTCTTCATATTCTTCACGAATGAGTTCTAATCGTAACTCACGCGTAGAAAAGTCAGGAAACTCTGGCTCTGTCTTTACTTCCTGTCCGAAGGCTTCCATGAAGTCTCCAGCTAGTTCAAAGTTAGTTACATAATTACTCATTTCTTCTTCCTTTTATTTCGTGCGATTGCGGCTTTCTTGTCTAGCCGCCGTTGTTCTGATTTGGGAGTATAGTATTCACGTTGTCGATACTCCCAGACAATGTCAGCACACTTTCTTTTGAAAACTCTTAGTGCGCTTTCAACATTGTTATTTCTTACTTTAACTTTAGGCATTTACTTCCTTTTTGCGAAGCATGGGCGGTAGTCCCCATACTGCTTGAGCTTCGGCTTTATTTCCGGCAGCGTCAATCACTAACATGACACGCTTGCCCTGCAACCAGGCTTCTTGCTGGTTACGTAATCTTTGGATTGGTGTAAGTGAACGACAGCCTTTACTACTACGACGTAGACCTTGGCTCATTCCACTTGACTTACCCATACGCTTCTTCTTTGCCATTAAAAAACTCCTTGTCTAATAAAAGCCCATCCCCTTTTCTTGAGATAGGCAACTTGTTTACGAATACTGTTGATAGAACGATCGGGAAACATTTGAAGAAGTTCGTCTTCGGTTTTTAGATAGTAATGCAACCTAAGTAGGTTGCGCTCGGTATGTGTCCACGGTCGTTTCTGGTAATCTTTCATGTTGTATATTATAGTCGAAACGGCCACAAAAGTCAAGGGATATTTTTGACATGGGGTAAAGAATATGACTAAAAGTTATGATAGGTATTCCTGAAAAAATTTCTTGACAAATGCATCTAATTTCTGTATAATATACGCATATTCGAAAATTATACCTGGAGATTCTATATGTTGACAGCCTACCTTATCTTTGCTTTTTGTATGTTGGGGTGTGCTGGTCAAGCGTACTTTCTCGGGCGTAAAGTAGGAATTGAAGCTACAGTGCAGTACCTTATAGACCAAGGAGTTCTTGAGGTAGATGACGATTACGACGGTTAGGGGTAGCACCGTATTCAAAGCTACCCAAACAAGCAGACTCCCACAAGGAGCACTACAGGGAAGCAATGAAAAAGAATGCAGCATTATTAGCTGTGATTTATGCACTAGCAAGTGGAGCGATGGCCACTGAAAGCACCAAAGAAAATACAGAAAATAACAACATGGAAGAAGTACGAGTTGTAGGCTATGACCTATCAGAAATGCGAGGTATGTTGATGATAGGTTTATCAGGAGCATATCTAATACATGAGTACGATGAAAAGGAAGATGTATGGCGGTTTGTACGGACGTCTCACGAATCAAAGGAAGAGTAAAGTGAATAAACAGAGAGTATTTGACCAATTATGTATTGATGAAGGTGTGAAGTATGAAATATATCACGACCATCTTGGGTATCCCACATTTGGAGTCGGACATCTGATTATAAAAGACGACCCTGAGTATGGATGTGAGGTCGGTACTTCTGTTTCTGAAGAGCGTGTGTGGGAAGCCTTTGAGAAAGACCTACACACTGCTGAAAAAGAGTGCATCGCACTATACAACAATGGATTTCTGCTATGGCCTGCAGAAGTGCAGGAAATATTAGTAAATATGATGTTTAACATGGGACGCACTCGTTTATCAAAGTTTAAGAATTTTAAAGCCGCGCTGAAACAGCATGACTGGAAGAAGGCAGCGGTTGAAGGAAGAGACAGTCTGTGGTACAAGCAAGTAACTAACAGAGCAGAAAGATTAATGACACGATTGGAGAATGTATAACTATGGCAATTTATTGCTCCTCGCACGAACGTGCACAATATGAAGAGACAGGCTACTGGCGAGCATTACCAGAGATGGTACCTTCCGTAGCATTTCACACCCGTATCTACAACGAAGAAACAGAGCAGTTCGAGTGGTTAGATGTAAACACTTGGGATCTATTTGCAGGCGAGCGTATTCTTATGTTTGCTCTGCCAGGCGCTTTCACGCCAACCTGCTCGACCTATCAACTACCGAGCTTTGAGCAGCTTGCAGAAGAGTTCTATGACGAGAACATTACTGGTATTGTTTGTATCACAGTTAACGATGCTTTCGTATGCAATGCGTGGGGAAAAGCAAACAACCTCGAGCACATACAAGTAATTCCTGACGGGAGTGGCAAGTTCACAGAAGCAATGAACATGATGGTCGACAAAGACAATCTTGGTTTTGGTCGTCGTTCATGGCGTTATGCTTGTATCGTAGACAATGGTACAATTGAAGATTGGTTCATTGAAGAAGGTCGTGAAGACAACTGTAAAGACGACCCTTATATGTACACCAATCCAGAATATATTTTACAACAAATTCGAGGTAACTAATCATGGCGTTGTTTGCCCGCATACCTTACAATCAAGCAGAAGACTTGATGATGAATTGGCCCTCCCACCGATGGATGAAAAGAAGTATTTTTCATCTATTAAACGCCAGTCCCGAGAATAGAAAGAATATTGCAAAAGTTCCTGTAAACCCAGGACTTCTTGAAAGTGTAAAGAAAAACGGTTTTGAGAGTCCTTTTCTTGTGCTCGACACTTGGTATCCTATCTGTGGAAGCCAACGTCTTCGTGTAGCTATGGAGATGCCTGTTAAGTGGCAAAAGAATGAAAAAGTTTGGGTTTGTAGGTTTGACAACGCAGCATATAAACAATTATTTTTATGGCCGAATAAAGAAGAAGGCCATGAAGCAGTACAACGATATTTTCAAATGTGTGAAGTAGTATTCAAAACACTTTATATGCCAAGCCATGATTCTAGTGGAAAGCAGATGCTCTCCTTCGAAGAAGAAGGAAACCACTTACATTGGCCTACTCGAGACGGACAGACGAGCAAAGGAGTACCTAGAGGAATTGGAGCACCTAAACCTATTCGACCACCTAGTAAAAAGAAAATGGTAATACCTTCGTTATGAGAGCGATAGTACAAATAGATATTCCTCTATCAAAGTATGCCGTACAGGATAAAAGAAGTCCTGTACCTGCTATGGAAGACTATGTATCTAAATACTCTAAAAAAGCTGTAGCGGGGTACGCAGCAAAATATGCACATGAGCATATTATTATAACCGAGCCAGTTGTAAACTATAATCACCCTGTATGGGAGCGATTAGACTTCTGGTTCAATTCTGAGTGGTTGGAAAAATACGAAGAAGTTTTATACTTAGATACTGATGTGTTTCCTTTACCTGACGCACCAGATATTTTTACACAGTCAGATAACGACGCAGTATATAAAAGAATACCTTATATCAAAAATGTTCTTGGAAGGGGGCTTCCTTTCGATGAGTGCCCTAAAAGAGTTTCTAAAGTTTTATTTAATGCAGGAGTAATGCTTATTAATAAGTCTGTTGTAAACGCAACTTTAGAAACCGTAAGAGATTATAAGAATCCAAGGTTTGCAGATGACTCTGTACTATTAAACTATGCAATTATGAAAAGTAATTTGCCTGTGGAAAATATTGACAAAAGATTTAATGTAAAACTTTCACCGGCTCATTTAACTCAAGAAGACCCAGATGTATATTTTTTTCATGCAATGGGACTATTAAAAAAGAACGAACCACAACGAGTAGAGGAATTTTTGGAAAAAATATATGGAAAAGTGTAAAACAATATTTAATCAGTGGGCAACTAGAACATATCCTGCATACTGGAAAATGGCAGGAGATATGCCAGAAAGACTCGAGTTTCTATTAGAGTATTTCAAGGATGAAACTTTAGACACAATTGTAGAGTTTGGACCCTACGAAGGATGTTCTACATCTTTATGGATGCTTCTTGCAGGGAAAAAACTAGAGACTGTAGACCCTCAACAGAAAATAAATGTAAATCTTTATGCAGAAGCTGCAAAAGACAGAGACTTAGAATTTGTATTTACGAAAAAAAGCGACCTAGAGATACCAATTGTAGACTGTGATTTACTTTTTATTGATACTATGCATACCGTAGATCACACCTATAAAGAGTTAATGATGCATCATTCAGGGGTGAAGAAGTATATTGTAATGCACGATACGAACCCTGAGTTCTGCGGCACTCAAGAAGGCATAGAAAAGTGGGCTAATGAACTCTGGGCCAATGACTCTTTATGCTGGAAAGAAATATATAACGAAGATTTAGCGAATAAACCGTCACCTTCTCGGGCGTGTGGACTTTCTATCTGGAAACGTATATAAATATCTTGACTTTTATAACTACACTAGGTATAATTACACCATGAACTTATTTTACCTTGATGAAGATTTAGACAAGTGTGCAGAAGCGCACGTAGACAAGCACGTAAACAAGATGATACTCGAGGCTGCTCAGTTGCTATGTACAGCAATCTGGGTTGACGAGCTTCTTGGTTTCGTGCCCCGTGCACTCGACAAAGAAGAGAGTGCAGTACTTAATGAATACAAGAAGGGAGAAAAGCCTCTTAAACCCGAAGAGCGCAATCTTACTCCCTACCTGGGTATGATGTATAATCATCCAAGCACAATATGGACACGATCCTCGTTAGATAACTACGAATGGACATGGTGCTATGCTCACGCATTAGCAGAGGAATACAGGTATCGCTACGGCAAAGAACACAAATCGTTTTGGCAAGTTATTAACAAACTTCCTGACCCGAAGAACATGGAGAGGGTTGGCTTTACAGAATTCGGTCTCGCAATGCCGGATGAGCTCAAAGACTATGACGACCCTATTGGTAGCTACAGGATGTACTATCACTTGGACAAAGCTACCTTCGCATCTTGGAGTCACAGACCAGTCCCCGATTGGTGGGTACCGGAGCTCGCTTCATACGACTCGCGTATCACTCGAGTTTGACAAATGAAGATTGTAGTACGATACAAACATTGGAAAACCGGAGCCGAGCTAATCGCCTCCGGTATAATTATACATGATAATCCACAGTCTGATAGATTAGTATTGCAGAAGGATGATGGAAAGCACGTAGATATACTAAGGTCTACAGTTATTGAAAGGAAAGTTTTACTATGAAAGAAGGATGGACAAAAAGCGGAGACGGCAAGGGATTGAGCTACAAAAGCCCTGCCCGTGTAGTACATGACCCAGTAAATAGCCCCGCACACTATAAGCGTGCAGACGTTGAGTGTATTGATGCTATGCGACAGATTACTTCAGATGAAGGGTTTGAAGAGTATTGCCATCTGAATGCGTTTAAATACATCTGGCGCTGTAAGAACAAACAAAATAAAAAGCAGGACGTACAAAAAGCAATCTGGTACCTCCGCATGATGATAGGAGATGACCCACGTGAGCAAGGGGAGTAAAAGAAGACCAGTAGATCCTAAGTTAGAGCGAAAAGTATTTGAAGATAATTGGGATCGTATTTTTAACAAGAACAAAGCAGACTTGCGCTATGAGAGCGACAATCCTCTCGAGCGCCCGTATGAACCAGAGGATGTGAATGAGAAGAGTGAAGAAGAAGGATTACGAGAATCTATCAGAAGCGAATATTCAGAAAGTGATAAACTTGCTGAACGACAAAACTCCGATTTCCAAAAAGGAAGCGTGCAGTATTCTGAACATAGCATACAATACAACGCGCCTCCAAAGAATCATTGATGATTACGAAGATAAAGTTAGCTATCGCACGCTTCGTAAAAAGCAGAATCGAGGAAGAGCAGCAACAAGCGCAGAAATTGCTGAAGCAGTTGAACGATTCCTCGCAGGAGACTCCATCGCAGAAATTGCCTCCGGTCTCTTTCGTTCACCCGCGTTTGTCAAGGGGGTTATCGAAAGAGTCGGAGTCCCTCAAAAAACAGACGAAGGAATAGACTACCTTCCTGATGAGTGCTGTGCCGAGAGTTTTGCAGACGGCGAACTCGTATGGTCTGCAAGATATTCTGCTCCTGCTCTTATAGAACGAGAGATATCAGTAGACTACCAGGCAGAGAATATGGGATTCTCTGATGTAAACTACGAAAAGAAATATAGTAGTAAATGCTACGCCATATGGGTTCTTCAGTCTCATGATGAAGATGCAGAAGACGTATGGGCACGAGTAAAAACTGGAGGCTTTAGTGCTTTCTCTCTCGCATATGACCTCGGAAAGCTAGAGCATCTTAAAGAATTTGGAGTTAATCTAGCAAAGAACAAGTAAGGGTAGCTACCGAGCTGGCAGAAGTTTTATATGGTGACTCTTAAAAATAATTCTTGACAACGTAGGTATGCCCTGATATAATTCTTTCATAAGTAAATTATCGTTCATCCCGAACAAAGAATATATCTGACTGACTATGGCATTTACCGCAAAAGACTTAGACCCTTTAGTTCGGGGAGACGATTGGTCTCTCAAACTAACCATTACCTCTGGAAGTAATCCTGTAGACATTAACGGGTATACATACTACTGGACTCTCAAAGATAATGTAGATGACGCAGACCCTGGCGCACTTCAAGTAACTGTATCACCTACAGGAGCTTCGGCTTCTGCAGGTGAGGTTACTCTTACTGCAGCCGCTGCAACCACTACAAATATTACTCCACAAACCTATAATTACGACGTACAACAAGTCAATGACTCCGGAGTTGTACAAACCTTGCTGCTTGGAAAGGTAAAAGTAGTGAAAGATATAACACGAAGTACTTCTTAATAGCTCCGACGGGGGCACAGAGCTTGTTGTACAAGCTATGAGAAATTAACATGGCATTAGTCCAAGACCCAGATCTTCTCCGGTTATCGTCTGCAAGTTCAGGCGCTACACCAACTGGAGAAGTTTTTATTGACAAAGATGCTCTTACTATTGAGTTGATGTCAACAACAGAGTTTGGTTCTTCTAATTTTACAAATGCAGAAGGTGTAACTCTACAAGCACTTTACTCTTTCTTAAAAGAGCAGTGGAAAAACAACGACACAGACGATTTCTATAACTTCCGATTCCCAATGGAAGCAATTACGGCAGAGCAGTTTGAATTTATTAATGACTGGAAGCCAAAAAATGATACAGTACGTTCTTACATTCGTACTGGTGGATGGGAAGAAAAAGACCCTTCAGGCTCTTCTCGCCAAGCATGGGCGGGTGTTATTACCCTCGGTAATATTGAAAATGACCAGACTGCATACTACTTCTGGCAGGATGGCACAGGTAGTGCTCTTGAAGCAACCCAAGCAAACTTTACTTATAATGGCCCGGTAAACGAAGCTGTAAAGATTTTTGGAGATGCGAGCAACGGTGGGTTTGATTACCGAACAAACAAAGACCTTGTAGTACGTATTCGTCCTGCTCCTACTGGCACTTCCGGAGACGTAACGGGTTACACATTTGGGTCTTCTGATACAGATGCAATTGGTACGCCTCTTTCAGTTACTAACCAAGTATACCGATTCCCGCTGGCAACAGCAGTTGACCTGAAAATTACAAAGACAGACGCAGAATCAGCTGCTCTTGAGACAAGTACGGGCTATCGTTTGCAGTTTGACCAAGCTTCGCTATC